TCTATTATGCCTTAAGGCATCATATACTCCCTCAATTTGATATTGACGTGGAGAATGAGAGCATATAGATGCCATATAATCCTTAACACCTTCATATGATATGCCTTCATTTATTTCAAAAGGTATACCATAAAATTTGTTTTCTTTAAATTCATATGTGTAGTTGTGGAGAGTCAGTTTTTCAATGACTTTATCCAACAAACCAACATATATTTCTCCAGTATGAGTGCTTAATAGACGAATCTTCCCATCCCAGTGTCTGCTTCTATACTGGGACATAAACTTTGCAGACTCAACTTCAAAAGTGAAGTATGGTTGCAGTTCATATAAAATATGCGGTTCACACTGAAGTTTTAAAAATACTTCGTTTTTCTTTTCAATAATTACGTCACTCATAGCATTTATATTGCTATGAGTATTTATTTACCCCAGTCCAGACTGAAAACGTATAAATTCGATAGAATTTTTAATTTGATAAGTTCTGTTTTGAATCATTTTTAAAATGCTTTCAATATAAACTAAAATGGTATCGTAGTAATCTATTTTTAAGCATACTGTGGAAAGTTTTTCATCCGCATCAAGATATTTTTGCATAGTGTCTTTATCCCTAATTTTTTTGGGAAATGGATTTTCTACATAAACATCAGGATCTGCCTTTCCAGAATAATACTCATACCTTTCATGCCTTATATTTCTTTTTTGCTGATCTGCTTTTTTTCTTAACAGAAATATTGTGTTATATAGGTCAAAATATTTCGCATGAAGAACGGGAATATTCAGAGATTCTGTATGAAGATTATCAATATCTATTTTAGAATCTTGTTCCCACATCTTCTGAATTTTATCTAAATCAAAACTCATAATGGATTGCCATTCAAATCAGTTATACTGTAAATAGTATACTTGAAAGATGCCTCTGCAGTAAAGTATTGAATGTCAGTATCTGTGGCATCAAACTGCAATGTTGTTAAACTATAAGGCCAAAGATCATTGAATTTAATTTTAAAATTAGGTCTGAAAGAACTTCCTAAAACTGTAAGAGTTCCATCGGAGTATATATTCATCGACTTTGAAAGTGTATAATCAATTCTTTTTTCATCTTTTTGCAAATCATAAATTTCTTTCAAACTTTCTGGATATCCAAGTCCTCTAATCCATCTTTGGATTTCCATATAATTTTCTAAATTTTCATCAACAATAAATCTCAAAGTTAAATCGTCAAATTCAATTTTGTCACCTGGAGTATCAATATTTTTTAAATAAGATGGTTGAATCGCAACTCCAAGATTTATTCCAGGTATATTTGCAGAGTTGGTAAAAAATGTAACTTTTGGTGCTCTATTTAAAACAAATTCAAATCCAACTGGTGATAAAAAATTTCTATTTTCTATTTGATTTTGGGAAATATTTGATGTTGCCATATTTTTTTAAATATTTAGATAAAAAAAGGGACCCTTTTGGGGTCCCTTCAGAATTTGTGAGAAAGACTCACATGAGGTTCTTAACAGCAACTCTTCTGTAGTAGCGGTTAGCATTAACAGTAAGAGCACCGAGACCCTGAGTTAGACCTTCAGCGAATGGGTTTGCAACCATTCCGTAACGGGTCTTAAATCCGATCTTAGGCTGGAAGCTGTTCTCACCAACGGCACGTACCATTTGGAGAGGAACATAAGGACAATAGAAGAGTCCAGCGTCATAAGGTGAAGAACCCTTATAACCAGCAACATAATACTGGTTACCTGGAGTTACGTTACCCGAAGTCAGGTTAGCAGCATATGGGTCAATATAGACGCGGAACTTACCCATCAGAGTACCAGCAAAGGTATTGCCAGTGTCATCTACGGTGAGGTTAGCGTTCAGTGCAGGGGTGTAGTCAAGAACACCAGCCATGGTTAGTGCTGAAGCAACGTCAGCAGAACAAAGGATGATGTTGCCCTTCCCGCGACGAGTTCTCTGAGCGATAGCGTTAGCATCTCTCTCGATTTGGAAAAGAAGACCCTTGAACTTCTCAACAGACCAACGACCGTTGGAGTCAACGTCGAGGTCGAAGATACCAGGAGTTGCAACGTTCTGAACTGCACCAGTTTCAGCAGTCTTGTAGATGGTTCTGATAACTTCGCGGTTGATTTCAGCAAGAATCTCAGTTGAGAGAATGTTTGCTAATTCCGCTTCAGCGTTCAGACCGTGGATTGCCTTAAGGTCTTGTGCGAGTTCTAACGAGTACTCAGCCTTCAGAGCGCGTGATCTTGCAGTAACAGTAACTTTCTCGATTGAGAAAGCCATCTGGTTGAAAGCATCATTGCCATCGCCACTGAGATTTTCTGCATCACCAGTAAGCATACCCTGACCGACACTATATGCAGATTGGGTTGCATCTGACGATGGGTTTAGGGCACTTGGATTAGTTCCACGTTGACCCGTAGTACCAATACCTGCAGTGGTGTTACCAAAACCAATGTTGGTAAGACCTTTGTTCTGACCGGAGAATGCCGAATCTACTTCATCGTAGAAGGTTTCAGTACCGGTTTGACTTGTGTAGCGTGAACGCATTGCGAAGATGAGTCCAGTAGGACCACTCATTGGTTGAACGCCAGCAACATCATAGGCGATCAGGTTAGGCATCGAACGACGGATCAGTGAGATCAGTACGGGATCGAAACCAGCAGTAGGACCGCCTACGGCAGCACTACCACCAAAACCACCAGATGCACCATCGCCATTGGCGCTCATTGTTGGTCCTTCTGTTAGGAATGAACCGGAAGTTTCGAAAGCATTTTGCTCGCGAAGGAATTTTTCTTGGTTTTCTAGCAGGACAGCGGTTACAGCTCTACGATGTGAATCTTTGATTCCACCCTCATAATTGAGGAGAGGTGCCCACTTTTCCTGCAGATGCTCGGAATGGAACATTTGCTTTTACCTTTTACTAAGTGTGTTTTTTTGTGTTTGAATTATATTAAATTCAATTATTTGCCGAATACTGAAAGGGTTTTCAGATAAGTAGCCATTGAACCAGAAATAGTTTCTGGAGCACTGTCTACACCTTCAGACAAACTTTCAGTTCTTGCAGATGGAGAAATTCCTCTTGAAGGGAAATATGATTCCTTCAAAGTCTCCAGTTTTTCACGATATTCTTCTTCACTTTCAAACTCAACACTTTCGGCAAGTGAAGCGAGCTTGTCTTTCTGAGTGTCTGCAAGACCATCAGAGACTTGTTCAAAGATTCCATCAGCAACCGACTCTGCGAGACGCTTGTTAAGGGAAACGTTTTTCTCAATTTGCTCGTTGAGTTTTGTCTCCATTTCATCAAGTTTATCTACCATGCTCTCAAGCACATCATATTTATCTTCAGGGATTGATACATAATGTTCTTCAAAAAGTCCTCTCATTCCTTGGAGGAATGATTCGGTCATTTCGGACTTAAGACCTTTTTCAATGACGAGTGCATTTTCTTCGATCCACTCGCTAGAAACATACTCAAGGTATGCATCTACACGCTCAGAAAGTTCAGACTTAATTTCTTCAACTTCTTCTGCGAGTGCAACAGCATACTGCTCTTCAATTGCTTCTTGAATTTGGGAAACTTTTGAACGAAGAGCAGCTTCAAAAATGATTCTTGCTTTTTCTTGGAACTCTTCGGAGAGTTCTTCACCAGCAAGGAGAGCATTAACATCTTCATCGATGTTAAACTCTTCCTTCATTTCATCTTCATCTTCATCCTCATCTTCACCAGGTTCTTCTTTACCTTTTTTGTGCTTACCTTCTTTATGCTTACCACCTTCCTCTTCGTCTTCGCCTTCTTCCTCTTCTTCCTTAGCGGCTTCTAAGAGTTCCTCATCTTCATCATACTCAATTTCTTCATCTTCCTTAACGCCCTTCATTGCTTCAGCAGGCTTAGCACCTTTGTTTACAACGTCCTTAACTTGCTTAAGAGTTGCACCTGGCGTCTTTAACTTTGCTGAATCATCATCTGTGCGATAATTAGAAGGATCGGGACCTCCAAGATCTTCCCAACCGGCAGTTTGTCCTGGTGTTGAACCAGATAGACTTGGCATTGCTTCCGCTGCTTTTGCATTTGCATTTACAGCGGTTCTGGATTGCTTTGTGCCTACTTCCATTTCTTGTAAATCTCCACGAGACATTTGAACTCTCCGTTTAACCTTTAGTTATAAACTATATTTATTTATATTTTAATAAATTACAATGAGTTTAAAAACTCATTAAATAAACTCAACTTATAATCCTCAAGTAGTTTTTCATCTACTAGAGTGTTAATTCTTCTTTGAGTTTGCTCCGCAATTCTTTCGCGAAGCATACCACCATCCCATACCCATTCCTTTCCTTCCATAATTCCTTGAACGAATGCATCAGGTGCTGATGGATCAGCAACAATATCAGCAGCAGTTGCAAGCATAAAATCTTCACCAACTTCAGTATATCCCTCATTATTTGATCTTACAGATCCAATACCACGAGAAGAAACTCCAAGAGTTACTCCCTCTTTAAGAAGTGATTCTGCAATCTTACCCATTGGTGTAGAAAGAATTTGTGCCTTACCAATAAAGTTATTTCCTTCGCGATGAAGTGAAACAATTTTATGAGAAACACGATCCAAATTTACTGTTGGTCCATCTGGATGTCCGAGTTCGCCAAGAGCACGACCTTTATTTACGTACTGTTCGGTGTAACGATTTACCTCTCTTTCCATAACAGGTAAACGGTACATTCTGCCGTTTCTGTTTACAACTTCAGTTTGGAGGAAAGGTCCTTGAATATAAAGAGTCTTCTTACCGTTGACCGTTTCGGTAAGAACTTCTACTGATTCGATTTCTTCGGTAATAAGTTTCATTATGCTTGCCCTGTAATTTGTACTTGTTGGAAATAGAGTGTTCCTGATGTGACTCCGTAAGCGGAAATCTTATTGGAAATGACAACAGATGCATCTGTTGCAGAGAATGCAGTTACAATTCCACTTGAATTATAATTTACCGTCATTCTTGTCTGATAATAACCACCAACACCAGCAGAAGTATCAACTGATAAAACTTGTTGGTGTGTAAAGTTATAATATGACTGACCTGTTGCAGTTAAAGTTACATAATCACCAACTCCAAATGGAACTTGAGTTCCTTCTGGTACTGTAACAATTGTTGTTGTTCCTGTGGTAACTCCAACAACTCTATTTGATGCTTTAGTTAAACCTAAAGTTACAGTCTCCCCTGAAGGAATATAATAATCAGTATTAGTTGCTGCAGGAGTAACACCAATGGCAACATGTGCAGCACCACCAACTGCAATTACTCTCAAAACACTAGATTGCACTGAAAAGGCAGATGATGTTGTTGCAGCACCTGCAGTAAATGTAAATGAGGAACCTGCCCCAACTGGTCTATGAGCCATTATTTTAAATACAACACTTTTAGTTATTTATAATTTACAAATTACCTGCTAATCTCTTCCCAGTCCATAGAAGCAAAAATCTGCTCACCATTAGTTGCAGCAGTAGCAAGAAGTGTGAGTTCAAAAGGTGTAGAAGTCAAACTATTTCTTTCTAACTGAAACTTGAATAGTGCTTCTTTGAGAATATCAATTGATGGAGAACCTTGATTTGATGAGTTTAAAAATCCACTCGCAAGTATTCTTCCACCAGCATAAGAAGTTCCTGTGAGGTTATATTCAACAGCACTATCAGCACCAGCACTC